TGCGTTTACTTGTACTTCTGTTAATCTTTGTGTTTGACCCATTAGCCATTCTCATGGTGATTGCCGCCAACATCTCTATGAAAAAAGATGTTCCAAAAACGGTGATGCCTCCTACCAAGAATTTTGCTGATGCATTGAATAAGTCAGAACCTGCCACAAAAGTAGAAAACATCACCGACATGGATATGGATTGGAACCCCGGGAGTTGGTTTCGAATGGTGAAACGTCCTAAGTGATTGAAATATAAGCACTTACAGGCTACTTGACTTTTCTGTGAAAATTAAGTATATTACATCTGTACTCTAATACATGGAGGCAGTACATGGTTATGGATGGTATTACAAAAGAGGGGATTCGCAATCTTCTCCGAAATGGTATTGTAAATGTGACATTCACAAAAGGTGATGGCACAGTCCGTGTTATGAAATGCACGTTACAGGAACAACATCTTCCTGAAAGCAAAGAAGATACTTGGAAACAAGGTTCAGATAGTTGTGCAGTATGGGATGTAGAGAATTATGGGTGGCGGTCCTTCCGGTTCGATTCCATTCAACATCTTGAGGTGTGTCATGATTAATTTGCATATGGTTCTCCCGCCGGCGTCTGAGACTGGATTAATTCCTGAGGAACCTACGTGGCATGATGTTATCATCAAGGATGAACGATATAACGCAGAACTACTTCGAGGATTGAATTGGCATAACTATTGTGCCGGTGAAAAGGACCTCATGAAGTACATGGAGCAATGGATCCGCGAGCATCGTCCTACTACTGCCAAGAAGGATATTGCTCTGTGGCGTGAAACCTCTAATATTCGTTCTAGTATCTGCATCATGGCTCGGATGCAACTTCAAGGATTTCCTTTGAAGAACATGGATGCACAAAAGATTCGAGATTATGTCATGGAGTTTACGGGAGTTTCAAAGACTCGTACAGCATCTCCTAAGGTGGTAAATACTGGTCCCACTATTCAGGATAGAATTCGCACACAGGTATCTTCCATCTTGGCAGACCTTGATGGTCATGTAGATGATGCTTTTGATGGCGTTCTTCCTTCGTCGGATGAACTGGCTGGCAAGATTCTCACCCAGAATTTCAAAGGTCCCCAGCTCAAGTTGATTCAGCAATATCTTCGCAAGAACCTTGCCGAGTGGCACATGGCGTATAATGGCGAGGATGAACAGCTTGTGGAAGGATATTCTTATGTGGGTAAGAGAAACTTCAAGAAGATTATTGATGTATTCTCTGAGGTGATGTCCCGTATTTCACAGGAACAAACTAAGGTACAGGCAACACGTATTCGTAAAAAGAAGCCTGTGGACAAGAAGAAGATGGCAAGCAAGATTCGTTTCAAGGCGGAACATGATGGTATCAAGTCTTGTAACCCTGTTGACATCATTGGTGCCAACATGGTTTGGGTCTATGATACCAAGAAGCGCCGTCTTGGATACTACGAGGCAGAAACTAAGGATAGTTTGTTTGTGAAGGGGCCGAAGATTTATGGGTTCAAGAACACCTGTGAAAAGATTCTTCGCAAGCCTGAGGATCAACTTTCTGAAGTGATGAAGCTCCGTAAGAATCAAACTGTAAATTGGTTTGACGATATCAAGGCGAAGTGCAAGGAAATGAAGGGACGCATGACCACAGACATTTTAATCGTGAGGATTGACTAATGAAGCCCAAGGATAGATTTGATTTAGAGCAGGAAATCATGAATTGCTGGAAGGTAACCGATGATATTGATTCTGTGGCACATTTTGTAGGTAAGATAAACATTGATGCAAAGAATCAAGATGCCTTGTTGAATATGCTTCTTGGTATGAAGCAGCTATACAATGTGAAGTTTGAAATGCTATTTGAGACTTTCGAGGAGTTGATTCATGCAGGTGAGTTGAACGCCAACTTAAAGAAGTTTAATTGGAAGTGGCCCGAAGAGGAAACCTATGATAATAGTTGATTATAGTCAGACGGCAATCAGCACCCTGATGGCGGAACTACGTGGTCGTACTGATGCAGAAATCAGTGCGCCATTGATTCGGCATATGATTGTGAATGCATTACGTTCATATAAGAATAAATTTGGTAAGGAGTTTGGCCAGCTTGTGATTGCCTGCGACAATAAAAAGTATTGGCGTAAGCAAGTGTTCCCGTATTACAAGGCGAACAGAAAGAAGGCACGAGATGATAGTGGGTTTGATTGGCACGCCATCTTTGAGGCATTGAATCAAATCAAGCAGGAACTGGCAGAACATTTCCCGTATCCTGTCATTGAAGCCGATACTGCTGAAGCAGATGATATCATCGCCTCGTTGGTGTTCTATTCACAAGAAAATGATTTAATTCAAGAAGGCTTGGACATGGTACCTCAGCCCGTTTTGATTCTTTCTGGTGACCATGACTTCACACAACTTCAGCGATATAAGAATGTGAAGCAGTATTCACCTATTCATAAGAAGTGGGTGAAGGCAGAATCCTCGCCTGATGAAATTGTCATGGAACATATTCTTATGGGTGACAAGGGAGATGGTGTTCCCAATTTCTTGTCAGCCGATGATGTGTTTGTATCTGGTGGTCGTCAGAAGCCTATTCGTAAGAAGGATTTGGAAACTTGGAAGAAGCAGAAGATTGAGGATTGGAATGGTACCCCTCATGAGATGAATATCAAGCGTAATGCTCAATTGGTGGACCTCCGATATATTCCAGATACGATTCAGGGGTGTGTTATAAATAGTTACACTGCACAGAAGGATGTGCGTGATAAGTCTCAACTATTGAACTATTTTATTGCACACAAGATGAAGAATCTTATGGAGCACATCACGGAGTTTTAATATGGAACAGCTAAGTGTGAAAATGCTATTGAATGAAAAGTTGGATTGGATAGCTAAAGGTGTCTCGTTAGAAGAGCAAATACAGCGTACCAAGCAAGTTGCCAAGATTGATGGTACATTTGCACCATTGATGCGTATGGCAGTATTAGATGCTGAAAAGATGGTAGGGATGCCAGTAGGGATGCCTGAAACATATAAGCCAGATACAAGTATGCCCGATGGATTTGCCCATACTGATGCTCGCGGTGAATTTCGAAGAATCAAGAATTTTCAAGCAGGCGGAAGTATGCAGAAAGTACCAGGACATCAACGTGAAAAACTTTGGGTTCAAATGCTAGAAGGAATGCACTGGAAAGAAGCCAATGTCATGGTGCATATCAAAGACCAAACGTTGTTATCAATTTATCCAAATATGCGTGAAGTTTTAACTGCTTTGGGGGCGAAAATTACAATTCCTGAGACTCCTGTGAAGCCCAAGAAGAAAAAGAAAGGTTCAGATATATAAATAGATAAATAGTAGTAAACTCAACAGGACGAGGGAAAATGGCTAGATTTTATTCAACGTTTAGTGGTTCATCACTAGCAGGTGCAGGTATTAGTGCTGACACCTCAGGAAATCGTTATGATTATAGTGCCATGACAGGCGGTACAACATTGAAAACTAACCTTTTGAATGCTCGTACAGCTTTATCAGCACAAATGTATGCTGATTTAGATAACCAATATGAAAATGGTAATGACAAATGGGTGATTCCTAGTAACGGATTCACACGGGCAGCAGGAAACTTTGCGGCGTCAAACATTTATAAGAATGATTTTGCACAATGGCAAAGTGACCCAAAGACTCGTAGTTTTGCCACAACAGAACCTGTAGGAACCATCACGATTGCAAATTCCAATACTCAAACTGCACAAAGCATTTCTTTTGCTGAATCATATTACACCGATGCAACAGCAGCACTTGATGCAGCATTAGTGGCAATCGCCAATGGGGGCCCCTCAGGACGTTTATCAAACAAGCCATTACAAACATTGGCATCATTGTTCCATGACCATGACATGACCTACTTGGCTTGGAATGATTTCACCCCTGGAACCCCCCAATCGTTAACCTTGGGAACTGTAACATCAAATGCATCAGGTGGTTCTTTTGACCTTGCCTTATATCCAACATTGAGTGTTTCAATTCCTATGAGTTGGGCTCATCAATATCTTGCAGATAAAGATGGGTCAGCATTGATAACAGCAACAGTGACAAATAATAGTAATGGTTCACAAACCACTACCATAACAGATGTTGGAACAGATTCCTGGAATTCAGAAGCATGGGTGTTACAAGTAGGAAGTTATGGGTTAGATGCAGGAACTTATACATTGACATACACCGTAAAATTTGCTGATGCAACATTCAACACAAGTTATGGTGCCGTGTCATCAACATACACAAACAGCTCAGCCTTCGTTTTACAAAGAAGCTTCTAAAACACTTCTTGAAGTGGTTAAAGTGGGGCTTGACAACAGGCCCCACTTTTGCTATATTGCATGCGTAATAAGTCATTGTAAATCAACAACTTACACGGGCTTGACAAATTAGTAGGAATGTATTATCTTACTAATGTTGATTGACAACAGAAACATTCATGCCGCGTTCGTCTATCGGTTAGGACGCTAGACTTTCACTCTGGTAAGATGGGTTCGATTCCCATACGCGGTATTGATGCCCTATCGTCCAATGGCAGGACAGCGGACTTTGGATCCGCGAATCTACGTTCGAGTCGTAGTGGGGCAATGCAGTGCGATTGTAGTATCACATTTAACCTAGGA